GAACCAGCAACTGGTTCACGAATCCCGTCGCAACTTCATATAAACAACCATATCATAAGACTTAGGTTATTGCAGATTACTCTGTGAAGTTTGGACTATATCTTCACCCTTCATTTTTATTGAAGGGGCTGGGCACTTAAACCTGTTATTAAGGGGACTAAACCCCTCAGGTAGTCTCTGAACCTTCCTCAAGTGTACTTGAGGCTTGGATGCTGATTGCCTTTCGGTTTCCAGCAATTCACCCAGTTTCGTCAATACTCTTACGAGTAAGGGACACCGATTAGTTAATGTCTACGGGAGGTGCGCCAATAAAGGCGATGATGAAACAAGTCGTAGCAGCAAGCAGGCAAGGAATCATAAGAACTCCAAACCAACCGACATAAAGACGATTATCGGTTGATGTAACCCAGTTGCAGAATTGTTTCCAATTATTCAGTTGTTTTTGTTGTGAAATTGTAGCAGTCATTTTTTTAAGCAGTTAGTAAGACCATCAGGGAAATGGTGGAGATACTATGCTCCAGTCACCCTAAGACTGGATATGAGAGACGGATTGATAACCCTGCCTAGTCTCGGTCAAACGGCAGGAAAGACAATGTTAAAGGAATGTTTAAGTTCCGTAACATTTGTTTACCTATTTATCATACTACGGTTTCCCGAATCCGTCAAGCCCCCAAATGGGGACACGATGCTAAATAACAATAGTGTTTATTCACAATAAGAAAAATGAAAAGATTAGCATTTATCTTTTCGTTATTCTTAGTTACTCCTGTAAGTGCAGCTGAAATTACATCAAAAATAACTGACTCCGTACAATTATCAGTTCAGGGTGCTGCGGTACAATCAACAAGAATCGGTGCTTCTTATTCAGCATCGGGAACAAATATTCAAGCAACTTCATTTGGTGGTGTAGGTGGTGCTGGAACTTATGATATTAATACAGCAGGTCAAGCATTTACTTTCTCAGAAAGTTTCAATGCTGCTGATACCCCTGTCACCACTCAGTCGGTTAGTGCTGGAGCAATTGCTGCTCCCAACCTTTATGGGGATAGTGTTACTCAGTTAGCAGGAGACAAAGGTTCTCTCGCTGGTACATTATCACCTATAGGCGTTCCTACTGTTACCGCTGGTGGTCCTGGTACTACTGCTACTGGTCAAAGATCTATTGAGTTAAGCGTATTCAAATGAGACATTTAACTCCCGTTTTGCTTTTGGCAACGGGAGTCATTTGTACTCCTGTTTATGCTGAAAGCGTGGTGCCTAATTTTACCAGAGGTACGATTACGGCAACCACAGAATCAACAACCAAAATCATAGAAACGATTCGTCAAGTTGAATATACAACTGGCACATCATACACTGTGACTGGAACTAACATTAATATTCCTGGGCGTCCAACTCAGGATTCTAATTATAGTATCATGACTCAGGGTGCTCCATTCCAGTTCAGTGAAACAACTCTTGGTCCTGGAGTGGCAAAAGAAACATGGATAGATCGCACCACAGAAACTCAATCTACTACAAACTCAGTATCTGTCTTTACGCAATGATGCTTCCTGCTTTTGCACAGCAGGCTCCATCAAACACTAACATTGCAGGACCTTCTGCATCTGCGACTGGTAATGTAACAAACCAAGCAGTTCAGGTTCTTCAAGGTCCGTATGCTGTTAATACTTATGGTTCTGGAGTAAGTTGTCAAGGACCGACAATGAGTATTTCTCCATTTGCAATGGGAAGTTTGAATGGTGATAAAGATCCAATGTCGTATCAAACTCATAATGGAAATGCTGGAATCTCAATGGGTTTTAACTTTCCTCTTGATGGAAGTCTTACAGAGATCTGCAAATCAAGAGCAAGAGTTGAAATCGCAAGACAACAAGCAGAAGCAGATAAAGCCAGACTTGATTTTGAACTAGTCAGGTTATTGAAATGCGGTGAAGCATACAAAGCAGGTATATCATTTCATCCAGACAGTCCCTATTACAAAATCTGTGCTGATGTAGTTGTGAAATACCCAAGAGTACAGGATGTTGTCAATGGAAATAAAACCAATTGAACTACAGTCAAAAGATATAAGAATAGGTGGACCAAGTATTATTCCAACTATTGATCCACCAGTAGTGCAGCAAACACAAGTTCCTGTTGTTCGTGGAATTGCACTACCAGTATTTGATATGCCAGATACTTCCATCAAGTATCCAGTGATTAATGTCCCTACACAGGAAGAGTTTGATGCTGCAGTAAAAGCAGAGAAAGAAAAGCAAACACAAGAACAGCAAGATAAAACAAGGGGATTACCAGATACTACCCATCCTCCTCAACTGCCTCAGATTGTTCAAACCCCCCCATCTCAAACTTCCACACAAGTTGCAGAAATACCAGCAGAAACTAAACCACAACCCACCTTTTCTGTTTATGGAGTCGATGTTAATCTACCTGACCCTTCTCTTGTTGCTACGGCTGGTGCTGTCGCAGTAGTCACAACTGCTGCTACGATTGTATCTACAACAGTTCTGAATGCTCTTAAAAATGCTGCTGAACCAATCATTAAAGAAGCAACCAAGAACAAGTTTAAAATCAAAATCAAACACGTCAAACCTGTTCTCCATTATGTTCTAGCAGAAGAAGGACACATTAATATATTTGAATACTCTGCTGATGGAACAAGACTTGTAGAACAGATTGATAATGTAGAGCAATACATTCGTGACCAAGTTGAAATCAATGCTCTCTATGAGATTGATAATAAAATCATTATTGATGATGTCATAGCAGATAAGTTTACAAAAGAAGGCAAAGAAAGATTTAAACCTCTCTTTGCCCCTGCGAAAAAGATTGCGAAAAAACTTTCTGCTAGATTATCATTCTAAATCCAAGGTTGATACAACCCAAGATATAACCATAACTGGTATATAAGTAATCACATTATACAAAGCATCAAAAAAGAAGTTATCAAACCTCGATTGATTCTTCTTCTTTTGCGTTTCCTCTTGCTGCTTTTGAACGGTCTGTGTCATTGGATTTCCTCAACTTAAATGCGGCATCGCCAAGAAATGAACCAACAGCAAGAGTAAGCACCTTGGCATATGCATCTCTATTTGTACTTTCCAGTTCTACTAATCCTTCACTACGAATAGCAACAGATTCAACAGCAGAAATCATAAGTGCTGACCAAACAATAATAAACAATCTAACAATATTAAAGTAAATCATTTTTGTCTCCTCGATTCAAGTAAAGCAAAATCTTTCTTCTTCGTTCCACCATCATATTCCCAACATAGTCCTTCATCAATCATTTGTTGATTAATGGATTTCTTTTTATTAACTGCGGAAACTTCTTTATCTCCGATAAACAAATGTCCCAGAATCCTACCATATTTTTCGGTAGAATCTGGTAGTTCTGTTTTAACAACAATGTCAGTTTGTCCCTCTAACTTTTTCTTTAGCCATTCCTTAACTTCAAGTCCTAATGCTTTTTCTTTTGCATCAGTAGTGCGACTTTCAGGAGTATCTACACCAGCAAGACGAATTCTTTTTTCTAAACTTATAGAGAACCCTAAATCTATTGACGCATCTATCGTATCACCATCTACAACTTTAAGGACCGATTTAATCCTATAAATGTATGGGTCTTTATCCATTAGAATGGCAACTTAAACTTCTCACTATTTAGTTTTGGAATAGGTAATTTTTCAAATGCTTTGTTAACTTGGTTCTCTACAACCATACCAACAAACTGTTCTGGGTTGTTGAGGATTGCTTCTGCTTTTTTATAAGTCACATAAGCACCATAGCAAAGTGCTCCACTAATGAGAAGACTTGTCGTTGACAGAATGATTGCTAGGTTCTTCATTTTTCATTTCCTCGTGTGCTAATCGTAATATGTAGTAAATTACATAGAGTGTAAAGATAAGTCCAGATCCTAATATTATAATTACTCCCCAAGGAAACTCACTCATCAAAACTTACCTTCCACACACATCTCTGCCTTTTTATTTGGATAATAAGGATACTTTCCTTCTTGTGGTTTCATCCATCCACACCCAATCAACCAATCCATCGTTAATGGTGTTGGTCTTATCTGTTCCCACAGTGGTCCTTTCGCACACATTTCTAACTTTTCTGCAGTTACATTTGACTGTTCTTCTGCCCAGTTAGCATCTGATTCCCAAGGAACTGCACGACCTTGACCCATCGTTTCATAAGTCAATTTTGTAGTTTTCATTACCCAAGCAGGAATCTCACTATCTTGATGAACTTGTGCCATAAAAGATGTTTGTAATCCACCACCCATACAGTCCTGAACTGTATGCCACCCTTCGTGTCTCATCGTTCCAAGAAACTCTCTTGGGTCTTTAATGAGTTGTTCATTTACAAAGAACCTATTGTACTCTGGTTTATATAGACCAACTGTTCTTGGAGTAAAATATCTTTCTGGTGCAACATAAACAGGAACTCCAAGTTTATCAAGTCCTGCAATGATTGCTTTTAGTTCCTCTCTAAAAGGATCAAAGTCTGGATTCTTTAATAGATCAGAATCTACTGAAAGTTTTTCAACACCTTCCGTACATTCTAAAAGTATCATACAACCCATTGCAGATAAACTATATGGTTTTACTGTTGGTTGTGTTTTAACTATTGATTCTGCTACTACTGGAAAAGTTAAACTTAAAGATAAACCGATTGCTGCGATGATTTTTTTCATTCATCCCACCATCCTTCTTGTCTATGAATCCAGATTTTCAAATCTTTGACATATTTTCTCAAGATCTGGGCCTGTTCTTCATGCCAAAAATCACCCGTCTCCATGTGAAGACGGGTGTGATTATCTATTGCTTTCAATATTTGATGTATCGGAGCGTTCCAACACTCCCTCTTTGGAGTGTTCCATTCTCTTGGCATAATTGCACATGTAAAGTATTCCTATGTCTCCATCTGATTGATCACCAACATAATCTGAATTGCAATTAAAATTGGCAATTTTGACATTCGTGACTATATTACCTACTAAAAGAACTAATAATAGTTCAATCACTTTTTCTTGCCACCATTCTTTGCCTTTTTGGCAGTTGCATTACCTTGATTTTGCTTGGATTGTTTTCCTCCAGCAGAACCCTTTTTACCTTTGTTTGCTGACTTTGCCATTAGATTCCACCTGTGCGAGGTTGTACTTGTCCTTCTAAAACTTCAACTCTTTCTTCTAGAGTTTGTTCTCCAACAGCAACTTCTGGTGCTGGTGGTTCTGGGAGGGTTTCCACAACTACCTCTCTGCGTGGTTCTTCTTCCTTTTTCTCATCATCATCTCCACCTTTCTTCATTGTATTAATACCAAATGTAGCAGCAGATGCTGTGAAAACAGTAGCAATGAATGTTGGGTCCATCTTAGAAAGAAGACCCGCATATGATGCTGTTAGAAGAGCAGCAGACCAACTCAAAATAGCAACACGAATAACAGTACTCATACATTTACCCTTTTCTTTGTTGTCCATTTTAGTTTGCGTAATAGGTTAACCTTTTTTCCAAGATTCACCTTCTGCTTTTCTTCTACGAGCAAGACCTGCTTCTACATTTGAACCAGGATTGCGATATAGATAAAGCGCATCGGGAACTAAGTCCCACTCTTTATTCTTCAAGCGTTTAGTAATAGTATTAAAGTCATTGCCACCGTAAAAACCGGCACCAAGATTATAAGCAAAGCTGAGCAGAGCGCCTCTTTGTCCATCTGACATTTCACTCCAATGTGGGATTTTTCTAAGTGATGGAAGGAAGTTGTGCTTACACTCATCAATCAAAAGTTCATCTGCTTCTGCTTGAGTGATTGAATCTCCCATCTTAAATGCAGAACCATCTTTCTTGCGGGTGCATCCCCAACCAATCGTGATTGGAAGATTACCGGTAAGTGGATCTGGGTATGCATTTAATCTGCATCCTTCAAACTCTTTAATGAGTTTGATGCCCATTTGTGGAACATCATCACCACCAACTACGGGAGCAGGAGCTGCAGCAGCGGGAGCAGATGCTGGTGCAGCACTAGTCTTTTTTCCTCTATAAATCTCTGCCCAATCAATATTATCTTCTAGATACTTGACTGGGAGGTTATCTTCCAACCACTGAACTGCTTTGACGTGGTTGGGGTTCTTCTCGTCATAAAACTTGAAGAAGTTATGTAGATCGATTCTTGCCATTGTTGTCTCCGAAATACCGTTGATAAAGTTCGTTTGCTTCTACATGCCGTCCGTTATTTGTAAGTTCTTTAATAACTTTAAGCATCTTTCTTTTGAAATTGTTTGAAGAGTTTTCGTTCTCCATCAGTATTTAACCAAAAATAGAGTTTCTCCATTCTTCACTCATATTCACCATAATAACTTCTGCTGCTTTAACAGTTTCAGCATATCCTTCATCAAGTAAGTGTGAAAGGATAATATCATAATAATCGTAACTATCATGAATACCCTGTCCGTCACTTCTTCTTAAACGATTTGGAAATGATTTTTTAGGTTCTGGTTTTTTTAATGCTGCTTCTTTTCTTGCTGCTGCACTTCCCTTTCCTCTGTCATATTCACCAGACATTAATGATGAAGGGTTTCCCTCATTAGGTCTTCCTGCCGGAAAAGTTCTTCCTCCTCTTGGGATATTATGCTTCGTTTTTTTATCTCTTGCAGTTGCGTGTTTTCCAAGAACTTGAAGAGGAGTTTCTGTTCTTCTTAACTTACCACCTCTTCCGTAAATGGGTCTTTCTGCTTCATCAAGTTGCTGTTGATTTTCAATAACTTCCATATATGCTTCTTGAAGACTACGAAAATCTTGTGCGTCCATCTTACGAATACTTTTTAGTTATTTATAATTTGAAAGCAATCCAACCTTTATCTTGTTTTCTTTTACCTGAAACCACATCATAAAGATGTTTTAAATTATTTTGTCTTTGAAATTCTTTCAAATTATTAATATTATATTCAATTCCATCAGGTGATATTACAATATAAGTATTTTTACATACAGATTGAGTTCTTTTATCTACCACCTCTTTTGATAATTTTCTACCTTTTAGAGTATTACTTATCTTAAGTTTCTGTTCTTCTGTAAGTGGATTTCTATTTTTACACAGTAAAGAAATACTTTTTTTCCTTCTAGTATTTAAACTTTGCTTTCTGCCTAATAAAGATAATCTTATTTTTTCTCTAACCTCTTCGTTTACAATTCTACCAGAAGCACCCTCTCCACCAAAAGTTTTATTCAAAAGAATTCCACCATCAATCTTCCTACCAAACACATTTATCATATAAGTTTCGTGTTTAAATGCTTCTTCTTCTGTTAGATTATTTTTAAGTATTAAAATTCTATCTTTTGATGGAACAGGACAAGGTTTTCCATTACCTTCAAATAATCTGTATCTCGTTCCTTTACCTATGTAATAAGGAGTTCTATCCTTACGCAAATATGCATAGGTATAAAATCTGTTAGGATTTACCATAACTGCTTCCAAATTGAGTTCGCAATACTATTTATACAAGAAAA